AGAGCCCGTCGGCTCTCCCATGAGTGTTTACACTCATTCATTATGACTCCATGAGGAATATGGCAGATGTAGATGGTCTACTATCACACGTCGACCCGAGGTACTTATTCGTACATTTGGGATCCTTCGACGGAGATAGAAGCCTCCGCATGGGATGGACTGCATGACCGAAGGGTCAGCATCTCCAGTAACCCGCGTGGCAATAACCCATTTGAAGTGTTCCACTCACAAGTTGAGGGTTCACGTGCAAATGGTTTATCGGGTGGCACTACCTTATATAAGGACGCGCCATCAGGCTTTTACGGTTTGTGTGATTCCATCGAGCAGTATTCGGTTGAAAATCCGGATACCGATGGTAACCTATCAAATCGTGTAGAAGCGAGGACTAATCCTTCTCGACCTGATATCCTTCTCCCTACGTTCATTTTTGAGCTACGGGACATTCCCGGTATGGTGAAGGAGCTTGGAGCAGTTGCTGCAGTCGTGCGTGATAAAGGCCTAAGAGCCTTTAAACATGCAGATACTGCAACTCTTGCCAAGGCGAATCTTGCCGCCCAATTTGGGTGGCGGCCTTTCATACAAGATGTATGGAAAATGGCCACTTTTGCTGAAGGCGTAAAAAGCCGTATGCGCGAGTTAGATTCTCTGAACAAAGGAGGATTACGCAGAAACTTGAAAACGGTGGCTAGGTCTCAGAAGAACGATATCGTTGATTCTGGTACCTATCGTGGGAAATATATTATTTCCTCCGAATGTCATGTCTCCGCTACGTTGAATTGGTATCCAACGTATCCTGGTTCTGCTTTGCTCTCTGAGTCTCAAGTGCGTAGGCAGCTATCTGGAGTTTCTCCAGATAACATACCTGCTAACATTTGGGAATCACTGCCATGGTCTTGGTTCACCGACTATTTCTACAATGTCGGTGAGATACTCCGAGCCGGTAACAGAACTATCGCTACTCCTGGAAAGGGGTGGCTAAAATTTGTTACCACGACTACGGTGTCGCACGGACCTGCTTTGCCTGAAGGCGAAGGCAGGTATACGGTGTCTGCTGGTATTGCTACTAGCAAACACGTTAGGCGTACACCGCTGCATTCCTCATCCACTGCTAGCTTTCCAACATTGGGAGCTGGACAACTGTCGATCCTTGGGTCTCTTGCCATTGTCAAGAACCGTAAGGTTCTCGGCTGGTAGAGCCCAAGGAGGGCATCATGTTCGCAAATACGATCACTCTTACCGTTAACTCCATTGCTAAGACGCTTACGCGTGTTAACCAAGATAACTTCGGCTCGACGTATAAGTATACGTCGGCTACCGAACTTATCCAACTTCAGTTCCGCAATTCTGCGGAACAGAATGTTCGTGGTGTTATCGACCGTCACAATCTATTCATCGAATGGACTGTGCTCGCAACTCCAACAACGCCGGAATATTATGTTTCAGCGTCGTCTACGTTGCGTGCTCGGCGTGGGACTGACCCAGCTATGCTGAGTTATCTCTCATCCGGTACGGCGACTATCCTTGCAGCAAACCTCGCTGGTTTGATTCAGGGAGAATCGTGATCTGATTCTTGCGGACCTAACGACTGCAACCCCCTTTAGAAAGGGCTTACATGAAAAACGTTAGATCTGTGATGCTCGGGATTATGAATGGTGTCCTCACGGACATCTGCTCATACCTTCCCAGCATGCTCAAGGAATCAACGGCGTGTTATAACGCCGTTGAATCCGCATTTGAAGATCGTGGGTTACCGTTTTTTACGATAACCTTACCTGAGTGTGCGAAGCTACTCGAATTTAGTATTCGAGAAGGTAGCATACCTGTAGAAAGGCCACCGTACCATGGAAGGTACAGTAGGACAGACTGCAGACCCGTGTTCTTACACGGTCTCTGGTCCCGCATCTTCGATGAGCATGGACATGTTTTTGACGCTCCTTGTAGCTTTTCTGTTGCCGCCCTTAGGGAAGTTTATTACTTCGCTAAGAAGTGGCATGCAGAGTGCGACAAGCAATACAGAGATGAAGTCGTTAATGACTACATTCGTATTGAAGACGAGCTTGCTCGTCCTCGTCCTGACACTTGGGACAGTGATGTTCCTGTTTGGAGTCGTCCCTCTGGACACCCTATCTGGGGTGTGCAGAATGGTAAGGTAGATCCTCGTCAGGATCTATTGTCTGGTTTTGAACAACCGGAGACTCAAGTCGATATGGCCACATGGGCACTATTTCGAGTACTATGCTCGAAGCTAAGTGCTTCATTGGGTTACCTCGACGTCTGGGCTATACGTCCAAAACATGGTCCTGGCGCAGTTTCCGATAAAGGTACTGATATCGTTAAGTACGATTTCGATACCTGGCCTCGGAAGCTGGACAACGTCTTCCCTGCTGACTACTTCTCCTCCCACGATTTCGTGGATCGAACACGTAGTTCCGCAGAGTTGTCGTGCAAGTTAATAGCTGTACCCAAGACACAGAAGGGTCCGCGGCTTATTGCCGCTGAGCCTACTGCCCATCAGTGGATCCAAGGTGGTATCCAGCGATGGCTTGAGTCTGCTATATCTCGCTCCCCCTTAGGGCTTTCTATAAGCTTTAGGGATCAGGAGGCCTCTCGTGTTCTCGCTCTTGAGAGCTCAGAGTCCGGCCAGTACGCCACTGTCGACTTATCGTCGGCCAGTGACCGTCTGTCTGCGAGACTTGTAGATTACGTCTTTCAGGCTAACACTAGTCTTTTAGACGCTCTACATGCCTGCAGAACGCGTTCCGTTTACATATCGTCAGACTTAATGCCTGATGGTAGTGAACGTACCTTGCTGCTGCGAAAGTTCGCAGCAATGGGGTCAGCGTGTACCTTTCCTGTGCAAACAATCGTCTTTGCGACGATTGGTCACCTAGCTCTCATGCTAGCTGATGGCACTAGAGACTGCAGCTTGCAGTCCTTGCGCTCAAGGGCTCATAGACTCCGTGTCTTTGGCGATGATATCGCCATCGACACAAAGGCCTATGAGCATCTGGTCAGGCTCCTCACGGAGCTTGGTCTGAAGGTTAACGTTAATAAGTCCTTTCATAAGGGCTTATTTCGTGAGTCATGTGGTATGGACGCTTTTAATGGAGTCGATGTGACTCCTGCGTACATCCATAAACTTCATAATCCTTCAGATCCCAGCAGCCTTGAATCTGTTATCGAGGCTTCCAACAACTTCTATCGTAGAGGTTGGTGGAATGCATCCGATGCGATTCTAAAGACAGTTGACAGCGAGATATTAAAATATCTTGCTGTTACGCCACAGGCTGCTGGCCCCATCGTCCTATTCACCTATGGTCAGGCAACCCTTCCATCGACAAAGCGTCGTTGGAATCGCCGCCTACATAGGCATGAGTACTTGACGCTTATGCTTCACCAGCACGAACGTAAGAGTCATGGACGTGGGGAATCTGCGCTACTTCAGTATTTTACTGAGTGCCCGGATCAACCTTTGATATATGGTCTCATTGACAATGAGCCACTATCTGACTGGTCCACTGGGCAAGCGCAGCGACCCTCTTTACGAATAAAGAGAGGGTGGGCAGACTCTACGGCAGTTAAGCCGTAAAGTCGAGAGAGGGCCACTTTTGGCCCAAGAGGGGAC